TGCAAACACTACTTTAAACATAAACCATGAGCAAACACACCTTACCCCTGTACGCTCTGACCCCTATCACCGAGACGGAGGGGCTAGAAAACGGTACTTACGATTTAATATACAGGAGATGTTCACACAGGGTAATATACCCACATACATTTCAGAACGGTAGATGGCTTGATTTACCTGACGAGTTTGAAGATGCTGTTTACCTGCGCCCGCTGCCGGAAGGGACGCGACCAGTGCCGCATGATTTGCTAATGGAAATTAAAGGCACCTTGACGGCTATTGCACAGGTATCAAATTGTAACGGATCAAGGCAGCTTGCAAACGGATTACTAACCAAACTGGCCCAGATGGGCGATAAATAAATATGGAAGCAGTTGAAAATATAAATGGATGCCCCGAGTTTCCGTTTTTTGGTGCAAGTTATCCCGACGCTACTTGCATTGATGGGAAATTATATGATTTGGATAAGTGTGATGGAAATGGAATGCTTTATGAGCAAGGGGATGATTTCCCGTGCCCATTTTGCAAAACAGAGGAATTTATTAAGCGGTATGCTTCTTACAGAAATATGAAATATGGTGATGTCAGAAAAATGGTTAAAGAGTTAAAGAAAAAATACAATTACCCAAACACCACCGCCCCTACGGGCACAAACGATAACTCATGACCCAACACGACAACATAAAATGCCCAATTTGTAAAGGTCGAGGGAAAATATCAGCACCGAAAAAAATGCCTGCAAGCCTGATAAATAGGCGTAAACAATATGCGCATGTTTTGCGAAAAGAAGGGTTTAGTATTCGTGATATAATGAGAATACTGAATTACAAATCGCCGTTATCAGTACAATTGCTTTTAAAAGAAAAGGAGTGAGCATGAGCGTCATTCAATTTCAATTAAAAACGCATAGCCGTGAATCGCTGAATCACTTGTATGAGGGCCAACTGAACCCGTGCATCGTTCACAGATGTCTGCCTAAGATTCAGAAAATCGTTGCCGGCCGCAGAAAGGACGTGCATTTCGTAGCTATATGCGAGCATGAAGATTGCAACAAAATCACGGACACCGCTGATAGCGTGGTGGCGGCTTGGAATAAATGGAACCCAATCAATAAAAACAACGCCCTATGACCCAACAAGATCAACAGAAAGTGCAGATATTAATTGACGCACTTCAGTCTATCGACGCATACGATGATGTAGCCGACCCTCCATTTAAACCTCAACAGTTTGGAGATATTGCGCGGAAAGCCTTGAGTGCTTATACGGCTGAACCACCCGCCCCGGCGCAAGGGGAGATTGTCCGAACCTTTAACGAAGACGGAACTATTATTAGCGGTACTGTTACCGGGGCATCAGACGAAGGATTTGATGTGAAGTGGTTTGATATGGACGACGAGATTAGCTACAATTTCTCGGATGTAAATATCTCGAATGACTTCATTTACCATCATTTTCAGATTCCTCTTTACAAAATCTACCAAACCGGATTTACAGAGGGCCGTAAGCAGCAAGGGCAGGAATACCCGTCAGCCCACGGCCATGCACCGTTATCGAACGTACAAAATACCCCTGAAAGAGTAGTCGTTGGCTATGGCGCATCGGTAGGAAGGCCCGGAGCTCGCGCGATCTATAGGGCGCAAAGGAGGCAGCACGAGGAATGGTTCGATAAAGTTTTGGCACAGGAAGATGGTTTATTAAAAGAAGTGATTAATGCAGCAGGCAAGGCAAAATCCCAAACCGCGCCTACAATCGGCGTAAGTTGGGTCAGGGAAGAGATTGAAAAGCGGATTTCCTATCTTAAAAAAACAGACGCCGAAGTATGTAAAGAACGTTGGGATATGACGCAACCTGAATTTAAGCGTCGTGTCGCAAGAGATACCAGCAACTTTCTAATAGAAAGAAGGCACGAACTGGAAGACTTATTAAAGTTAATACCATCCAATGAATCCCCCTTCCCAACAAGGGAGCGGGCGATAGAGTGGGCAAACGGTTCATATCCCGGCGATGACATGTTTGCCGTTGGCGCACGTGATTATATGACTGAAATGTACGACTGGATAGTGCAACAAATTAATCAAAAATAAACAACATGAAACTCATTTTCCTGGCATTAACCGTTTGTGCTGTAGCGTCGTTTTTGATACGTGAATTCAGCCCGCCTAGGGGTAAAAAGCTGTCCATCGATGTAAGGGCGGTATACTATAAAACTGATTGGTCGGTAAATAAAGTCAACATTTTCGACACTGCATATCTGAACTGGATTGGTTATCGTGCTGTGAGGTATAGAATTCGGGAAAGCCCGAAACAAGATTACGGCACGCCACAAATATTTATGCAGGGAAAAGGATATGTAGTTGTCCGATATAAAATTCAGGAACGGATAACGGCGGGCCGTGATAATTCCTTTGCACATCCCAAAAAATGAGAAAAGAGCCCGCAACAAGACTGAAGCGGACTTACTACTATAACCTTATCAAAAAGGAAGCTGAAGCCAATGTATCATTTAATATCGTAGAAAACAACCGTATTTACCGCAATTCAGATAGCCATGATTACAGAAAGGGGGTATTCGAAAGATCAATCAATTATGCCTGAGGGCATTGTCGTGACGTTCGGTAAGCAAATGATAAGTGAACAAGGCGGATTGAGAACTTTTTTGAAGGCATTCCAGGAAACCATGGCGGGACATGAAGCAGGTAACTACTGGATGCACACGATATCAAACTTTCCGAAAACGGATATCGACCACATTTACATTATCGTGGCTAACAGACTCTATGGGCGGGTATACTGCGGCGGCTTTCGCCGTAACCAGGATGCTGATATAGTAGGTTTTGGTGCAACGGGCCGGCAAAAACTCATGGATAAGCCTTTTGTGATACTATCAGGTCCGTTTGAAAAATGTCCATACAAGAGAGTGCTGAAGGGCTTTCAAGGTTTCCGTTATTGTACCAGGCTCTTTTAAAATATTCTTATGAAGCGATACACCAAACCTGCAGACGGTCGCTGGCACGGGCGCGTGCTCAGAAGCGATGAAATTGAAATAGGAGGTAATTACCGACTGGGTGAATTACCTTTTGGAGTTCAGTTTACATTGCGAGGGCGCAAAACACTTTACAGCACAATGACCTATGCCGGCGTAGGTCCCCAACGCTACGGCCGATGTGTTAGGGATTGTTGGAATGAGGTGGAAGGGCAGTCTGAAAGAATTAATAATGAGACGATTGTGATTGTTTCGAAAATAACTTGAATGTTTTCCCCAACCTGTTAGTAATTAATAGGGGGCGAAGCGAAACGTTGCAGTTAATTTGTGATAACAAAGTTACTATACACTTTGTATATTTATCGTCTACAAAGTAAAGCCCGGAAGGGGGAGTGGGCCTGTACATGATGCCTTGCAGGGCATTACTTTACGGCTTTTGAGAAACCCCCTTCCGGGCTTACTAATTTAACGTCTTCCACGAATTTATTTCGACATTTAATATATTCCAACCCAGTAATATTAACAGACTGTGGAAAAGAAGCGGTATGTCTTCTGAAATTAGCCACCACACCGGATTTCAGGAGTTTTTCACAGCGATTTCACCGTTTTTTGAGAAAATTCTTTTGGACAATTGATGCCCATTAAGGGTGTATCATTTAATTCAAGTGTTTCACGTGAAATCGAAAGTTCAGAAATAGTTGAAAACTTGTATTTTTCGTCTTACTTTTGAACAGCACAGAGATGTATGTCCAAAGAGCTTAACCCGAAACAGTTGTTGTTTTGTAATGAGTACATTGTTGATTTCAATGGAACTCAGGCAGCTATGCGCGCCGGTTACACTAAGGCAAACGCTTCCAGTCTCGCTTATCAGTTGCTACAGAAACCTCTAGTCCAAAAAAAGATTCAAGAGCTTTTCAAATTGCGCGCTGCTGCTGCAGGTGTTACGCAGGAGCGGGTTGTTTTTGAGATAAGCCGCCTGGCCTTTACCTCTCTGAGGGGCGCCTATAATGAGGATGGCTCCTTAAAGAGTTTGCACCAAATGGATCCTGACACTGCTGCGACGATTTCAGGTATTGATACGACGGAGGAAAAGCAGGAGGACGGAAAGGTGATTACTGTTGTGCGGAAGGTCCGTCGCTACGACAAGATACGCGCTCTCGAAATGCTCGCGAAGCATTTAGGTGTTTTCGATGACGATGAAGGCGAAGGCCTGAACGTTCGAATAACCAGGAGTGGCGGGAGTAATTAATGGCGAGAATTAATGTTGATATAGATGAGGATGTGTTTCTTGAATGCTATCGTCATTTAATCGACGAGTCGCAGTTCTTTGATATAGATTTTCTGTATGGAGGCCGGGATTCCGGTAAGAGCCGGCATGTGGCGATGCAGTTGGTAATTGATTGCATGCGCCCGGGTTACTTTAAATGTCTGCTGATCAGGAAGGTATTGGATACAGTGCGCGGCTCGCAATTTGACCTGATCAAATCGGTTATTGATGAGTGGGGGATCAGTCATTTATTCCGGGTAAACGAAAGCCGGATGGAGATCATTTGCAAGGCCAATAAGAATGGCTTCTACGGCAGGGGGTTGGACGATGTGGGCAAAATCAAATCATTCAACAACCCCAGTCATTGTTGGGTAGAAGAGGGCAACCAGATTGATTCGACGGATTTTGTGGTGATCCTGACGAGCTTACGGGCGAAGGTCAGGGTAAAAACCTGGTTCACGTTCAATCCGGAGTGCGACAAAACTTATACGGAGTTCTGGCTGTGGCAGGAATATTTCTCGCACACAGAGAAACTCAGTTGGGAGTGGGTGAAGGAAATCCCGGTACCCGTCGAAACATTGAAACGCTATCCTGATGGGAAGTATCCTGGCAATGTGAAGGTTGTCAACGATGAGTCGGGCGGTACGCAGGTGTATATGATGCTGTACATCCGCGCGACACATTCGACGTACAAGGACAATCCGTATTGTTCACCTCAGCGGATTGCGCTGTATGAGAGCTACAAGGGCAGTAAGAATAATTCGTATTGGTACCAAACTTATACGTTGGGTCTGTGGGGGTTCAAGAAGACAGGGGGCAGTTTCTGGAAAAGCTTTGATGAAGGGATACACACCGGTTTGGTGGCCTTCAATCCCAAACTGCCGGTGCATGTTACGATTGACAATAACGTGCATCCTTATGTTACGCTCGCCATGTGGCAGATTGACCGGGAAGCGAAGCGATTTATTCAGGTGGCAGAGTTGCCATGTGTTTCGCCGGATAATACAGCTGTGAAGGCTGCAAAGCAGTTTGTGCGATGGTTAGACCGGGTGGCTCACGAGGAGATCGTTTTTATTTATGGTGATCCTTCAGCGAATGCAAAGAGTACGACGGATGATGACGGGCGAAGTTTTTTCGACAAGTTCAAACTGGTGTTGAAGACAGAGAAGGTTCGCTTTTTGAGCAGGATTGAGAAATCAGCGCCGGAAGTTGCGATGAGCGGTTCGTTCATCAATGAGATATATGAATCCAATTTTGAGGGTTGGTCTATTTTGATCGGTTCGAACAACAGAAAATCTATTGAGGATTACACGATGACCAAAGAAGATATGGACGGTCGCGTGTTGAAACAGAAGGTGAAAGATAAGGAGTCGGGTATAACGTATGAGCAGTATGGTCACTTTACCGACACGAAGCGTTATTTGATTTGTACCGTGTTGAAGCGTGAATTCAACATTTACAAGGCCCGCGGCAAGCGGCGGGGTTCACAAGCTGCATAATCAACAACCATGATACTAAGTTCCGAGCAATTGACGAAGGTGATCATTGAAAATCCCAACCGAGATAAGGTAAGGTCGGCCCGGGAGTACAATGATCTGCTGCGTAAGCACATGTATGGCGATGGCTTGGAGACTTCGCTAACGAAGATTCCCGGGTTTGAAAAACAGGAGATCCGCGACGCCCGGGCCAAATATGCGAGGAGCAATAAGGATTTGTTTTCCCGGCTTTCCCGCCCGATCGACAAAGTATTTTCGGCCAAAGGTGGGAGCATTTATTACAACCTTGCTGAGTCGCAGGAAAAGCAAGCAAGAAGACTTGCCGATAGTCTTGTGGGCGGCATGTCTTTAAGGAAGTGGATGGAGGTTCATTGGCGCCCTCACTTTCTTGATGATCCTGCAGGGTTGATTCTGGTTGAAATATTGCCACAGAGAGAGGCTATTTTGGCAAAACAGCAAAATCGAAGTTTTGTTTTCCCGGTATACCTCCGATCAAAACAGGTTTACGACTATCTATTCAACGGAACAATTTGTGAATACCTGGCGGTTGCCGTAGACAAGCGGCAAAATGCTTCTTATGGTTTTGATGATAATGCAGATTTGTACCGGGTGATTGACGATGCGTATGACTACATCGTCAGGCGCCACGATCAGAGCGTTGAAATTGTTCAACAGCATACCTATCCAAATATTTTTAGGAAGGTCCCGGCCATTTCAAATTCAGACTTTCAGGATCCTGAGGGTAAAAAGGTGTTCGTCTCCCTGTTTGATGATATCATCGGACTGGCAGACGATTTTTTGTTGGATGGCTCGATCAAACGGGTGCACAAGTTCATGCATGGTTTCCCGAAATATGCTGAGTTTGCCGATATGTGTCCTACGTGTAACGGGAGTATGTTGGTGGAGGGAGAGGATTGCCCTTCCTGTAAGGGTAGCGGCCGGATGGCTATGGTAACTCCGTCGTCGATGAAGCTTTTGATTTATCCGGAAAAGGATGAGCCGGTGATTACGCCCGACCAGGTGGCGGCGTACATCAGCCCTGATAAAACGTATTTCGAGATTTCTGCCGGTGAGATGCTGGATTTGGAAAATGCCATGAGTGTCACGGTTTGGGGTACACCGTCGAGATTAAAGACGGCGGGTATGTCTGCAAATGGGAACGGTGACATTAAGACGGCTACTGAGATTGTAGATGAATTGAAGCCACAGAGTGACCGGTTGTTGCCGATTAGCGAAGCAGCGGAGCGCCGCGAGAAGTTTATCCTGGATCTTCTGATACTGGTACAGGTCAATAACAACTACGGCGGGTGCAATCTCTCGTACGGCCGGCGTTACATGATCGAGGGTGCGGATGCGATTTGGGAAAAGTATTCC